TCCTTCATTGTGTAAGCCCCCTTCATTTCCACTCGAAATAAAAAAAGGCCCTCTCGTCACAAGGGACGAGAAGACCGTGGTACCACCCTAATTAGATCCGATTGGAACGCTCTCCTGCTAAGAGGCTGCGAACCAAGCCGTATCTCACTTGTTGCAGCGATAACGTGCCGCAAATCCGGGAACCTCTACTGTAGCAGCCTCACTGTGTGTGAAGTGCTTGTTCAAGGTACCTGCTCCGGAGTGAATTTCGACAGCCCCTTCTTCAGCAGCGCTCTCAATCTACGGCGCCGCCTCCCTGGCAAGTGGTACTGTGTACTTGTCTCCATCTAAGCATGTGTTGACCATAATTATGAACAATCAATTAGTTATTTATTATATGTAATTTCGCAGGTTGATGCAAGGTGGATCAGGGTACAAAATACAGGATGGGCGACATCACTTGATTATTTAAAGAGATCATGTGATATAATAACAGCTACTCATGCTCGGATTCAGTTCCGGGCATGATTTTATTAGGGGTTGAATTTCCTCTATTTATGCAAAGGGTTGGGTGAGGGGCTACGATGGAAAGCAGGTATTCAATTGGTCCGCCAAAAGAAACATATACATTCGAAGACAGAAGCACCGTCCTTAGATGACGCTTCTGCAACTGCACGAATTCAGTGGCGGCAGGAACTGCTGGCCGGAGTCGTGTCCTTCTTCGCTATCGTCTATATTGTAATTGTCAATTCTTCAATACTCGCAGATGCAGGCATACCGCAAGAAGCTGGCATTATCGCAACTGTACTTGCTTCGTCTGTTGGCTGCTTGTTAATGGGAATATGGGGCAAGTCCCCCATTATTCTTGTGCCCGGCATGGGCATCAATGCGATGTTTACCTACACGCTCGTTCACGGCATGGGCATGACATGGCAGCAAGCACTGGGCGTCGTTGTATTATCCGGCGTTTGCTTCACGGTAATTAGCTTCACTTCACTCGCGGGGCAGCTGCGGGCAGCAATTCCAGAATCATTGCAGGAAGCCATTTCTGTAGGGATCGGGCTTATGCTCGTCTTAATCGGTCTCCAGAAGGGCGGCGTAATCGTCCCCAGTCAATCTACGATGATTGCACTGCAGTCATTTGCTGATCCGGGAGTACTTGTTACGCTCGCTACATTGGCGCTTACATGCATTCTGTTCATGCACAACGTTCCCGGCAACTTGCTTATCGCCATTATTGCAGGAACCGCTCTTGCTTATCTAGTTGGCGCAGTGCCTAACACTGGCGCGGCACCAGGCGGAGCTTTTTCATGGGCTGCATATGGTGATGTATTCGGTCAGTTCACGTTTCAAGGCGTGTCAGCCGTTACGCTTGCTGTAGCAACGTTCTCGCTGACGCTCGTTATTGTGTTCGAAAATGTAGGACTTGTAAATGCACATCTGCAAATGAGCGGGAACCCGGAACGATTCAACCGATCCTTGCAGGCCAATGCGATTTCCGTAATTACATGCGGATTGTTCGGCACTAGCCCGAATGTCTCGACGGTTGAAACGGCTGCTGGCATTTCTGCTGGTGGTCGCACGGGACTCACATCTATCGTGACAGGTATCCTGTTTGCATGTACATTGGTAGCATTACCGGTACTTACATTGGTTCCTGATCAGGCCGTTGCTCCGATATTGATCTTTATCGGTGGCTTGATGATGCCAAGCGTGAAGAAGATCGAATTCGATGCGATGCACAAGGGACTTCCCGCGTTCTTCATTATCGCGTTCATCCCGCTCATGCACAGTATCGTCGACGGGATTGCAGTCGGGTTCATTAGTTACGCATTGTTCCATCTTGCCGTTGGCAAGGGACGCGAAGTGAAGCCGTTGTTCTACGGGATTTCGCTGTTGTTCGTTCTGCACTTTGTGCTGCAGACGTTGTAGAGCAAATAAGGTAACTAAGGGGAATTAAGTAGGTACCTGAGTTCAGGGATTACTCGACATCCTTCAACCTTTGAAGTTAGTCGGAGCAGAATAATAACTCTGTAAATAGTTATCCAGTTATCCTTTACGATGAAATAGGAATGACAAGAGGAGTATGAAAGGGTCGACAAAATGTCGGCCCTTTTCATTTGAGTGCGAGGAATAGGTTGCGTAGTGGATATTACGTGGAATAAGTCTCACCCGTAATTTCTTTGAACTGTTCAGGCGTAATTTTGCCGAACTCACAAAACTTACCTACGTATAACGGGTCATTTAAATCTTTCTTATATATCCCCATATCATAGTAACGTTTCACCGTAGTATACCAATCCATCTTAGATCACTCCTTTTTCAGCTAATTGTAATAGTAGTGTTGCATGGTCTTGCGTAAGCGCTGCGTTATGTGTTTGCAGCTCATTCGTAGTTTCTAGGTGCTTATCACTCTTCGCTTCCAATTCAGCTACATGAAGCAGCAGCTTCGCATTTTCAATCCGTAGCTGATCCAGTTCAGTAGGAACTGGCTTCGGTTGCAAGGCTTCGATTTCTTCCTCCGTCAGACCGTTGCTCCAATAGGATGAAGAGTCTACTGGTGTAGGACGCTTCGGCGCAGGCTTTCCGCTTGCCGGATCATGCTTCGCAAGAGCCCCGAGATATTCGACGTATGCGAGATCGTAGTCGGCTTTTGCTTTGCGATAGCCGGGTACGTTAAAGGTAGGTTCGTAAAGACCGTCTGGTAAGGGAATAGCTACTGTGTATCCGACTAGTTTCGTTTTAGGTTCATTTGATAGGTTAGCATCGGTTTGCTGCGATGCTGTTAATTCTGCATCATTGACGCCAGTCTGAACCGGCTCCATTCTATCAAAAACGCCCGTCACGGACTCCGCAACGAGCGTTGGTTCAATGTATCGACCGTAAAGGTCAGTTATGATTGCTTCTTTCAATGTATGACCTCCTTATTGTTCTGCTAGGAACGGTGGTAAGTGTAAGCTGATCCACTCACCTTTTTCTGCTGATAGTTTAATAGGGGTATTTGAAAAAACCCCTCCGTTTGGTGCAATTTTTATACGTGTTGTGGCTTCTCCTCCTGAACCATCAGTATTTCGTTCAGAATAAAATGGAACCGCAAAAGTAAGCGAATGCTTAGGTCTGAATCCTTTGGGTAAAATTGAGATTGCTTTCCCAGGAGCACCTCCAGAAAGTAATCCATATAGCCATACATAGCCGGCAGAATCTTTTCTAACAAATAAACCCTGCAAATAGTCTGGGTATCTCGTGGAGCCGGTGTAACTATTTAGAGGAGTTAATTGAACAAGACTGGGCGTGCCCTTTTCTGCCTTCTTTGTCTCAACCACTGATAGCCTTCGTTCTACATCACTTGCCCACTGCACTACATCCTTAACAGTTCCACACAGATTCTCCGCAATGCTACCGCCGACTGGCGCCGCAAGCCCAGAATCAAGCATTGTGTAAGTGACGTAGTAGACTGCGTCAGGATCGAAGTTTTCTTTTATCGTATATAAATACTCCTTACCATTCGGCCTACTATCTGCATAAACTCGCCACATCGATGATTCAAACATTCCCTGATATGCGCGCATTATTTTGTTTGTCTTATGAGCTAAATTTGTTCCTTCAACGTTTAAGTGGTTAATGTAAAAATTCCCGTATATGTCCGGACCAACATTAGCCTTCTCCCGTATCACTACACCGCTACCGACCTCGACCATGTTCCAGCCTTTCGAGAACGTCAGGCCAGTTTCGTAGTTGCTGATAAGTTCAGAGGTAGGCTTTGCTTTGAGATATTGGAGACGGTATGGTGTGTAATCTCCTTGCGCATTCAATTCGGTTGGAGTTGACGTTGTTCCCGTTCCCGATATAAGGGCCCCTTTCCCATCTATACGTCCCCAAGCTTTTTCACCGGAACCATTATACGGTTTTGACCAATCGTTAGGCGATCCCATACGCCAACCCAAGAAATACGCCTTGATTTCGTCGGCTGTCGGCGTGTAGCTGTCGCCCCATCCGCTGTCAGTGTTGGATACGGAAATATATACGTTAGATGTGAATAGTCGAACTAGGTCACTACTTTTCCAATCAACAACACCGCTGTCATCTACTGACAACGACTTCCCATCATATTTAAACGAGAATACCTTTCCCGTATCATCCCAATCACCGGGGGAAGCATTGTTTGGAGCAGCATTTGCCGCAAAGAGGATTTTAAAACCGCTCTTTGTTCCCTCAACCACCGCCTCCCACGGTAACGAGCCGTCCAACGTAACTTTCGCCCATTTTTCCAAGATATATGGGAGACCATCGTCACCAATATACAAAACATCAGCATTACTACCATCTACTGGATGAGCTGCGAGTTGTGATTCTATTGCCAGCATATTTCGTACTTGAGGTTCAAATGGTTTAGGAACAGAACCAATTGTAAGCATAGGATTACGAAATGCGTATCCTTTAGGTGTTGCTGTAGGTGCAGAAGTCCAAGCATTGACAGATACTGTACCTTGTGGAGCCGTGGCCGTAATAGAATTCTGCTTTACGAAGCCTGAAGTTTGTATAACATTATTTTGGGCGTCTCTAAAATCTAATCCTATTTCACCGTCTCCAATACGTTCAATGTACAAACTATACGTTAAACCTTCTAATGCTTTAGTCTGAGTCGCACTGTTTACTCTGTTCCCTGCAGTCGTAACCCATTGGGTGTAAGGTTCTGTTGCAACACCGCTAAATCCAGCATTCCATTCTGTAAATGGTGGTAATAAGTTTCGTGACGTTGCCATCGCAAAGGGATTTGTAACATTGGATATTCCATCAACATATGGGTAAGCTTCTATTACCTGTTCAATATTCATCCGCCCTATAGCATTGTATTCAGTTTCTGTAATTTCGTATAGGGAAACATAACCAAATCGTGCAGTACTACCTGGACTCGTTTGTAAACGAACTATTAGACTATTAGTGTCTTGTTTAGTTTGAAAAGTAAAAAAAGTATATTCTTTTTTCCCAACCTTCACTGTTGGAACCATTGACACATAATCTGAAGTTACAACATCGCTTGAAAATTCGATAGGCCTAATAAATGCACTTCCTCCGCTTTCAGCATATACAAGACCGATAACAACATAAAAGGCACCTGCTTTTGCTGGCAGAAGGTCTTCATGTTCTAGGAAGTGCTCCCTATGTTCTGAACCGGATAGGGCATTTATTTTTAACCAGCCATTATCTGAAATTACATCTACACCTATTCCACGCCAACTTTTTGAAGAATCCCCTTTTCCCATTCTCCCTAAAAGATTAATCAACGTCCGCCCGCGAATCCCCCCCATTCGGAAAGGCGTATCTTCAGGGACATCCACGATCTGCACGCCCGGCTGCAACGAAATATCCTTATACTCCGCCACATGGGCGTCCTTCAGGCCTTGCTCGATGCGGTTCAGGTCCTTTTCCGTGACGGTGTCGTCGTACTTCCAGTTTGTCTTCGCCTCGTATGGCATTAGGCCACCTCCTTCACTGTAATCGGCTGCTTGATGATCGTATCGGACGTGAGCGGGATGTATACGTCATTCGACGTCAGTACCATGCCGTCAGCAGCCCGAAGCTCAATCAGCGATACGCTGTCCACAGATCCGAGCGGAATCATATACTCCAGATTGACGACACTCTTTGATACCTGCTTCACCGTAAACTCAGTAATCTCATACTTTTTATTCAGCACAACCTTGGCAATTCGCGTGTTGACATGGGTCGCCAGTTCTGCCAGCAACGTTGATTCGATCATTTGATCTGCACCTCCGGCCCACGCTCGGCAAATGGCGAACGCCCCAGCTTCCACGTCGTCGAAAGCCTTGTCGTTCGCTTCAAATCCGAGCGGTATATATTCTCATTCACTCCCACATTGGAGAGCAGTGCCGTCTCCTGTTGATAGACCAAGTTGGCAGGCTTCACTGCGTATACCGTGTGCCCAACCTCCTTGAATACGGCGGCATCCGTAATGTTTGCAACGATGCGCAGCAGGAAGGCGTCCGCATCTATAACAGCCCGCGCCTTGTCCTTGCCGAGCAAAAAATCCAGCTTCTCCTGCAAATACCGGATTGTAAACGGCGGCTTCGTCGTGTAGCGGTTGATAATCCGTCTGCGCCGGAAATCGATCGATTCCGCATCGCGATCCGGGAGAATATTCAGCATCCGCTCGCGCCTAGCAATCGCATCCTCGCTTGCTGTCATGACGAATTGATCGTCGAACAGCCTTTGCATAGCGGCCAGCAGCTTCTCCTTCTCTCCATCCTGCGTCTCCATAAGCAGAACCATTTCCTTCACGTCATGGTAAAAGTCAGGCAAACGCTTGAGTAACGGCTCAGCCATTCAATGTCACCGTCCCCATAATCGGAAGCTCTTCCGTGTCCAGCTCCACATTGGCTCCCTTGCCATTCAGCTTCGTGTCTGCAATATCCGCGATACCCTTTACATTCAGGATACGGGCTTCCAGCTGACTTACACGCACGACAGTACGGTCTTCCTCTTTCCAGCTCGTTCGCAGTGACCGCAGGTAATCGGCGATCACTTTTTCAACATCCGCCTTCACCTGCGACACGGATATTCCCGCTTCAAGCGTAAGCGTCGTCGATACATGAATGCTTACGGACACTGCCCCCTTAATGGTGACGGTATGGCCGATCGGCGCGAAGCCCATTCCCTTGCCTTGATTCACCTCTGGATCGATGATCGTCTGCACATCCTTCACCAGCTCAGCAGATGGAGATTCGAAGCTGCTCGAAATGATGGTGCACTTTACCGTGCCCCCGCCTTTCCATACCGGGAATATTTTCACGCCGCCAACGCCTGCAAGCGAGGTAACCTTCTTCTTATAGTCGGCTGCATTGCCCCCGAATGGCTGTTCATTCACAGCCTCGAAGAACCGACGACGCAGCGATTCATCCGATTCCGCATCCGCGCCTGGCGCAATCACCTCCGCTAATTCGGCTCGGGCAAGACCATCCACGTAATCCACCGGCATCAAGGAGCCGTAGTATTCATTTCCTTTGGCGCCCTTCTCCTCACATTCGAGCACGAACACACCTGCCGATAAACGTTCGACGACTACATAATGAAGCTCGATCGTTGAAAAGCGAGACCGCAATGGCACATCGAATGGCTTGCCTGCCGCATCATAAAACAACCCCTTGCGTTTGGCTGTTGTAGCCGGCTTGCGCTTTACGCCATATTCAGCCGTGCGCCGCTCCAAATATTCGCCGCTTGATGTATCCGCATACGACAGCTCATTTTGAAAATGCAAGTCCGAATAAGCCTGTACCAATTCCAGAGCAATCGGGGCAAGCGCATCGTAAATCATACTGCCTTCCCGCTTGTCCACATCATTCGGGACGCGTTCCAGCATCCGCTCCATAATGTCCTCCAAACGAGGCACGTTCCAAGCACCTTGTTCCCATTCAGCCATCCAACTTCACCTCCTTCGTCATTGCTAACTGCCCTAGAACCGTCTCTACTGTAAAATGGACGTGCAAGGCGTCTCCCGTTTGCTCAAAGGCAAACCCACCTACGCGCAAAATGCGATCATCCTGAAGCAGCGCTTCGGATATCGTACGCTCCAATTCTGACTTCACGAAGCCCAAACTGTAACCAATCTGCGCGCGAAGCTCAGAACCATAATCTGGACTGTATATCAAATATTCAAATCGTTCGGTCAACAATATCTTAAGCACGGCTTGACGCATTGCTTCCAAGCCATCTGTCATTCCCAGAATGCGCCCTGCCTCCATATCCAGCCGATAGGTACGCGTAGGCTGCTCCGTATACTCAAGCTTTGTGGGAGCATCTTCAATCTCCGATTCGAACCTCGACTTCGGGATCATGCTCCCACCACCCTATCGAGGGCAACGTAGCTTTGTCCACCCTGCATACGGATTAACAACAGCTTATCTCCTACGTACAATCCCTCGCGAATCGTAATCTCTTCCCCACCGACACGCACTTTGCGCTCTGTCAGCTGTTCTGTAATGACGAGAGCGGACTCCGGCAAGGTGAAGCGCTGCTCTACCTGCACCTCCAAAGGTGATACGCTGATTACCACACCATATAGCAGAGCAACTGGGCTAGATGCCTCCACCGCTCCTACACCCGCTTTTTTAATAATGTCCAGCATCATCCTCATTGCTAAATCTCCCTCAACGTTAATGACATCGTATGCCCTGAACCGCTCCACTCCTGGGAGCACTCCTCAATGAGCCTGAACTGCTCTTTCTCCTGTCCAGGCACAATAAAAGGGATGTACATTCCGGCTCGAATGCGCACATCCCCTACAGCGTTCACTTTTAATGTTTTTTTCTCGTGGTTATGGAGCTTCAGCAAGTTATCCCCAAGCTGTTGGATTTGAGCCTGATTCATCTTATCATCTATCTTTTTGTACAGCTGCAGATGTCCCCATTTCGCCATATTGTTACTATCTTTTGATATAAAAGTTTCACGCACACCTTTTTCCGGATTGTCCCGATACATTTTGATGTAGTTATACGTTCCATCATCTATACTGACCTTATAGGACATGCTCGTCATCTGACTCTCTTCACCAATCGCGTAATCCGACGTCCATTTTGTCGCTTCCCGAAGCGTAAGTTTGCCGAAGTCGTCATATAGCACATAGATGATTTTGGTAGAGTTTAGGGTGAAATCAAGCGCACGGAACATGATATCCAAGAGCTTCTTGTTGTCCTCCATAAAAGTTGGGATCTTATACTTCGTATCTACTAACTCTCCAAGCTTGATATTGAATTTTTTGGCTATATACCGAATTACTTCAGTAGCGGTCACATTTTTGAGCATACACCAGTCGTTCACCATCAAATAACGCATCTGATCATAAGCGGTCAGCTTCACTGTATCGTTCTCGTCCGTTTCCATGCTGAACACATAGCCGTAAAACACAGGCACCCCATCTTCTTGCACGCGGATAATATCACCATTATTGATGGTAAAGCCGCGATCCTGAAATATGGCTCCCTTGCTAAAGGAAATCGATATGCTGGCAGGCTTGCCAACACGGGAGGTCGACCACGTCATGTTCGAGATCAGCTGCGACATGTCCCACGCGTTGCCATTGCGATTATCGACCAACACTTCCAGCCTATTCATTTCACACATTCACCTCCTACGTCGCTGTAGCTCATTTCTTTCGAGGAAGCCGCAGAACACGATTCGGTTCCAGTTCATGCAGAGCCTCAGCTGCTGAAATGCCGTTCAGTCTTTGAATGTCGATTGCCTTTCTAGTGTCGTTAAAAAACTTTTGGGCAAGTAAACTCAGCTTATCCCCTGGCTGCGTCATGTACTCGCTTGTACCCTTGCGCTCATCCGGACGCGGCTGCGACGGTTTTGGCACATTGGTTGCGCTTGTCAGCTTCCCGTCCAGCTTTACTTTTTTGGCCGCATAAAATTTATACAACTTCAAAGAAATGTCGTATTCCAAATCTCCGACACTGCCGGCAACTTCACGCCAAGTGAATTTATCAATGGCCATAGCGAGATTCATATGGTAGGTCGGCGTCGTAAGCACGAAGCGTATCGGACGCTTGGTCTCCATCCATTCACGTAGTTGAATGATATAATCACTAGGTGGCAGCAGCTTCTCAGGCGGAATATGCACATATGGCCCATAATGGAGCGGAAATAGGCTGCTGAATTGAATATCGGCCAGCTTCGGCGTATGGATGCTCACGACTTCCCCGATACCGACAATATCGAAGGACTGCAAGTTCCCCGCTTCACTGATTTCCAGTTGAGACGGATTTACAGGCAGCTCAATGACCTTCTCTTGATTGTTGAAGCTCAAATAGATATGGTATCCACTCATCCGTACACCCCTTCCGCCGTTGACACGAATTCTTCCTCCAGCTTCTTCTCGATGCGATTGATTAACGTGTCCATATCGAAGCCCTGATGAATATCACCGGTGTTTACCTGAACCGTCGGCGTCAAAGATACGAAGTTCTGGATGGCGTCCATTTCCGCCAAGTCGCGCATCATCTCTATGTTTTCATCCGTAATTTCAACTTTATTGTCGATGGCTCCGACTTTACCTACCTCGCCTACTTTCGGGATGTTCATTGGAGGCATTGTCCCTGAACCGGCACCGGGCACAGTTCCACCATTTCCACTCCACGGATCCGTTTTTCCTCCTGGCTTGAATTTGGATGTATCAGGCATGAAGTTCTTCGTAAAGTCTTTAGTTTTCTCATACGTTTCTTTTCCCTTGTCAAAAGCAGCCGTCATATCCTCTGGCTTGATTCGCAAATGATCTAAATTCACGACATCCTTATCGCTCTTCGGCTCCCTACCCTCCATGATCTTGTCGTAGCTCCATTTGTTGACCATCTCGAATTTCGAGCCTGTGAGACTATTGACTTTACCAATAAGCCAATTGATTCCATCCACTAATGAGTTGACTGTGCTTCCGACAAAATCGATGACACTCTTTGCAATGTCGTAAATGAGCTTCTCAATGGCATAGAAAGGATCAATAAAGAGATTGACGAAAAATTCAGCGAAAGAAACCATCAAATTCCAAATTGTAGCTACTGCGTTGCGAATAAATGTGAATAATGAAGAGAACAGCCCTATTACCGTGCCGACTATCGTTTCCGTCGATACCCCTAATTGATTGAGCGCAGTTAATATAAGGACAATAACGCCAACAATTGCAAATAATGGCCACGCCGCGATAATCCATTGAATAAGCCAAGCTGCCGCTGTGATAGCCGCAATTACGCCGAGAACAATCAATGCGTTTTGTACGAGATCCCAATTTTCGACGAGGAAATTCGCTACGCCAGACGCTGCTTCAGCCAGCAACATCATCCCTGTTTGGATACTTGCAAAAAAAGGATCAAACTTCCCCTCTACAAAGGCTTGATTCAGTAAATCCAGAACCGGAGCAAAAATTTGCAGTGCAGATTCTCCTGCAGCTGCCAGCATTCCATTGAAGCGATTGACTGCCGCTTCCCATTTCTGAATCGGACTGTCCATGAGCATTCCCAATGATGCTTGGCTCATGTTCGCCTTGGTCATTAGAGAATCAAAAGCTTGCATAAACCCACTTAAATCCCCAGTTTTCGAGAACGACTCCAGTTTTTCTTGCTCAGGAGCACTTACTGGCATGTTTAACTGTTTAAGCAAGCCTGCGCTATCGCCAAAATAGGCATCCTTCATGAGTCCAGCAGTTTCTGCCGGATTTCCTCCATTTTCTTGAAAGGCGGATAAGCGCTGCACCATTTCATTCATTTTCAGGATATCACCCGTATTTTTAGAAATGGAGGATAGCTCAAGGCCAGACTGCAGTGATTTGGAGACATCCGTTCCATTTCGAAGCGCTTGTCCTCGCAATGCCCCGAATACTTCGGCGCTTTTCTGAGCTCCCCCGTACTTAACGCCATACTTGGCTCGCATGTCTTCCGATTCCGCAGCTCCCTTTATCGCCGTCATTCCAATTGACTTTCCGACTTCGAACAATTTTGAACTGAGAGTGCCATAACTTGTTTTTATCTTCTCGCCAATCCCTTTAACGGTTTCGACTAATCTGTTCCGTAAAGAATCGAATACTTTCGACAGGAGCGGAATCCCTTTCCAGTTGAACTGAAATGGAAACTTAAGCGTCGAAGCTTCAGCTTTCATGGTACGCAAATAGATGCCCGTTATGAATCGGTTCATAGCATCTGTTGATTTGCGCCATGCATTGCTGGCAAGCCCTACCGTCTCAGTCGTCTTCCGCCACATGCTGCCGGCCAAGTTCATAGCATCTTCCATGTCTTTCTGGACTTTCGACTTGACTTGTTCAAATACCCTCACGAGTGGCTCCATCGTTAACTGAGGCATTTGAAACTGCAACTGCCTCTGCAATGCCATCGTAGTCATACTTCTCTTCCCTCCTCCTGTCCGCAAGATGAAGAGAGCGATTCCCCATCTGCACCTAAACTGCCCCAGCGGAGCTGCCATTGCCATGCCGACTGTGAAATCGCTGCTCTAATGTTCGCGGTTGTTTCAAAGCCTATCCTACCGCTTCTTGCGCATGCTGCGCTGGGCCTTGCGCTCCTCCTCTACACGGATGTCGATCATCGCGTAGACGGCGGCGCGCTCGCGAACCGGGAGCGCAAGCAGCTCATGCGGCAGAATGCGAAGCTTGTGGAGGGCGTAATAGGCATAGTTCGCTTCGCCATCGCCCTCGTGAATTAGTTTTTTACGTCATTGACAAGCTCGTTCATGTCCTGATTGAAGCCGTTCAGCGTCTGAACCTGCTGCAGCAGCCCCGTATATTCGCCAGGCAGAAGCATCTTGCGCAGGAGCGCCTCCGCGCCCATGACACCGTAAGACTGCTGAAGCTCTGCATTTTTCAAGTCTGGATACACAACGCTTGCCACAATCAGCTTCGCAGTATATTCATTGAAGTCGATTTCCGGCGTAACAACTCCGCCCTTGCCCTTCACCTGCTTCGTTGCCGATTTGCGGCACTGCTCATTCTCCACTTCACTCATACTGCGCAGCGTCCATGCAACCGCCTCCCCCTTGTCATCCTTGAAGCGCGGGGACACAATGAATGGCATCTCCGTATTTGGTTCCGCATTTTGGGCAAAGAAATAGCTTAATGTAGTCATTTTCAATCGCTCTCCTCATCTTGAATGGTAGTTATAGTAGTTATGTTATTTTAAATTACACTATAGGCGCATTAAAGTTGCTTAAAATATCAACATCGTCAAACGTAAACTCCAATTCTTCCTCCAAAACGTCGCTCTCTGTATCCAGCTTCGCCATAACGACACTGTTCAGGTTCACGTTCTTCAACATGATCGTCTGCGTGCCCACCGAAGAAGTAGGATCTGAGTTTGTTACATTAATCGTAAAGTTCGTATCCTTGCCGGTCTTAATATAATCAAGCATCATCTTACGGAATAATGGCGTCATATAGTAAATCGTCATGCTGCCTGTTCCCGACCAACCGGAGGTTTTGTGCTGTGTGGCACGGCTGCCAAGTGTTTTAATTTCTGCTTTTTGTTTTTCTATTTTCGCTTCCAGCGTTTTAATATAGAACATCTCTTCATTTTGACCATTAATTTGTGCAAAAGCTGTGCCTTCACGTCCCGAAATCGTATCCTTCGCTTGTAAGAAACCCATCTTACTTCACCTTCACTTTCATGTAAATTTTCTCTACTGCATCGAC